GCGTTTGTTGTGCCAACACCAACATTCTCAAAAGTACTAAACGCTGAACTATCATCAACAGAAAGAGATGAAGTAGAATCTGATGCATATGGAAGAGTAAGTTTTGTTGGTAAAACATCTGGTTCAATTCCAGAAATCACTACTCTGTTTGTTTCATGATACATTCCATGGTTTTTGTGATCCACTACAATGTGCAATCCATCACTTATAGTTTCAATACTTGTGGGAAGCACATTACCACCACTAGAGGCATTAAAGTCAGTTGTAATTCCTAAACTATTAGTATATCTGAGACTTTTTCCTGCACCAACAATAAAATCTCCTTGAACATTATTTAATACAATTTCATTGGTGCTAGCAATTGATACTACGGAAAAACGAACGTTTCTGCCAACACTAATATTTCCAATAGTAGTAATTCCTAGTACATCTCCAATTTGATACCCAGTTCCAGAAGTTCTAACTGTTGCTGCAACAGCGACTCCGCCTTCAATAGTCACATCTGCTGTTATGTTTTTACCAGTTCCAGTAACATTTGTAAGTTGAGTATTATTAAATGTTATTCCTCCTGATGAAGGAGTGTATCCTATTCCGGCGTTAATGATACTTAATGCTCCAGTTGCGATACCTGCATTGCTAATATAATTGCCTGTTGCATTGGAACCCTGTTGAGAAACTGTATTTCCAAATTGTAAACCAGTTGAAACTCCTATTACTTCTTGAAGTGTTGATCCAAGACCAACCCTAATTGTTCTAGAATTTAAATTAATCGAATCTGGCATCAGTTTTGGAATTTGTCCGTTTCCTTCACCAAGAATTGGATTATAAACTTCTAAAGTTCCACTAGATGCAAACTCTGCTCTATAAATGGTAAATTTCAAATCTTCCCATTGACTTGGGTCCCATGTAGAAGCATTTTGAGATTTGAATAGAGATCCAAGATAGGGTTGATTTGAAATAAACTCATCTGTTAACAAATCAGATTCGCCAACCCTAGAGATAAACACTCTGTATTTTGTTGACCAAGATGCAAGACAAATTGCATAGTCAGTGCCGCCTTCAAGATAAACAGGTGCTTTAAACGTAAATCTTGTAGCAACTGTCCCATCTTGTGATGTATTAATTTGAGACGGATCTACAACAATTTCTGAAAATGGGAGAATCTTTTGAGTTGGAACCCCACCCTGCATAGTGCGAATTTGGAATGTCATGGGAATATCCATGTCATCCTTTGTTTGGAAGAAAATGTCACAACTCGTAATAAAGACACCAGTATCATCTAAAACTTGAAATGATTGTGCAAGAGGATCATACCATTCTGTTACTGTATTTGTTATGGTCCTTGCTGTTTCTGATATAACTCTAGAACCTATTAGTTGTACTCCAGTTGTTCTTCTTGCATCTCTAGATTCTGCTTCTTGTTTAGTTTCAACTCTAGCGTTTCTTACAGAAATAATATTTTCTTGAACTGTTTCTAAAGTTCCACTGGAAGCAAAAGACTCTTCAGCTAAAGTATCGCATACATTGGCATCATTATTTGAATTGTTAATTAGAGTAAAGGTTTTGGTTCCTGTTGCAAATCTTGGATTAGTTCCAATATTTGAATTTGGGATAAAGAAACTGCCAATCAATGTAGCGCCAATATCAGATATGAGTCTTAAATTTGCAATAATTGCTTGTGCTCCACTTGTTTGTCCAACAAGAATCATGCCCGATTCAACATATCCACTAAATTCTCCCTGCGCTTGTAATGATAAAGAATAAGTATCAACATTCAAAATTGTTGATGTTGATGAATATGTGGAAGGAATTATATTGCCACTCTGACTTGCCAATTGAATAGTTCCAGGAGTTCCTAAGAAAGACTCCAATCCAGTCGCTCCAATTTGAGATAAATATGGATTATTAGTAAAGACACTAGTAGGTGCGTTATATGGACCTTCTTTATGATTACTTTGTGCAACTCTAAATGTAATTTGAGGACCTTCTGTGTTTGTAATCGGTCCTAAACCAGTCACTCTTGGACTACCAATAACAGTTTCTCCAACTTGAAAAGAACCTAAAATCATAGAGATTTCAAGAAGTTTTGGCACACAATACTTGGTGACATTAACTCCATCAAAGAAACTATAAATTTGAGTTAGTGGTTTTAACTTTTTAGAAACAAATTGTACATTTCTAGATCGCATAAAAGCGATAATTTCTCTATTGACAACTCTATCACCAACAGATTCCATATCAAATTGTTCGGTAATTAAAGTTCTTGTCCCCGTTCTATTAGAAATTCCGGTATCAATAGTTTCTCTAAAAGCATCTTCAATGACTCTATCAAATACTGTTTCGTTAGTCTGACTGGTGCGTTGCACGGCAGTGCCACCAGAACCCTGGACATTGGTGTTCGTGCTTTGCCGAGGATCATTTATTGTTCTTCTTGTTGAAGAATTTATAACTTCTTGGTCTGTCCAAATAGTTTCCCAAGAGTTCCATAAGATCGGACTTAATCCAGTTTGTGGATCAAGACCTATAGTTCTTTGAGCATTAGCAATTGTTTCTGCATAATTGCCTTCAGTATTAATAATTTTTGCTTCAATTCTAGCAGTATCTACCCAACTATCTGAAGATGGCGTTAATTCCAGAGTTGCTTGCCAAAAACTTATTAAAAATGGAGTTATACTTTCTGTTCTAGTAGCAAAACTTTGTTTTAACCATTCTACTTCAGAATAATCTAAAGTAATGATATCACCAGATCTCTTAATATTATTTCCTTCTGGTTGTAAAAATCCAAGATCTTCAGTTGAACTTACTCCTTCAACAGGTCCCAATTGCAAATCAAGTGAATTTGTAAAATGCCTTGGTCTTAATTCTTTATTTGGAATATCAATACTATTCTTAACTTCTATTGAAGTTTCTTGTGGTAAAATCGTAGTAAAGTTATCAACAAAAAATCCAGACTTGAATCTATTCAATCCATTTGAATCTGAAATAAACAGATTTTGTGTATTAGTTTCCAATAGTGAAAGAGTTGTATAATATTCAAGGTTTTTAATTCTATCTTCAAGTTTTTTAATATCCGACATTCTGTATCTTTTATGATTTAAAAAAGATAAAGATGCAGATTTGGTGCTATAGAGATATGGGGGGAGAACAATTGTTCCAATTTCTAAAGCGTCATCAATTGGAATTGGATTTTCTAATTTTTCGGATGGTTCTCCACTTTGAATTTGAAATTTTCCATCTTTTGTCAAGTAAATTCTATCAACTCTACCAACATAAAATGAAAAGTCTGTTAATATGGATTCGTCTGATGCTAAAATATTTGCAGCAGAATTACCAGATCCGTCAAAACTCCTGCCAAAAAATTCTAATGGCGATCTAGAATTTTCAAGAACATTATAGTTTGAAACTCTTGGTCTGATATCAATTATATCAGTATTTCTGCGTCCATTAATGGCACGAATATCATTATTATAATCAAAAGTATCATATGAATTTTTAGTTGTAATATCTCCATCATCAGAAGATTCATAATATCCATTTGTAAAATAAATTTTTAAATTTTTTGATGGCGCTTTTGCATTGGTTTTTCTTGTTATAAACCCATGATCATAAAAAGTACTTTCTTGACCAGAGTTAAATGTATAATTATTAGAAATATCTTTACTCGGAGTTTCTAAAGTTGTGACAACAGCTTGTATTTTAGATTCCTCAAAAGTAATAGTTTCACCTTCTTTAAAAGAAATTTGATTTCTTATCACATATGTAATTTGAGAATCTGATATTTTTTCGGTTAAAAATGCAATAGATCCAGAAGCAGATCCTTTAATTTTCTCTCCAATGATTAAATCCGAAGTTTTTCCAGTTGGTCCGGTAAGAGAAGATAAAGTTGCTTTGGGTGCTGATGCATTTGAAGTATTTGTAGACTCAAAAATACCAAGAATTTTGATTACATCTGGATTATTCAAAGAAATGTTTTCATCTTGAACTCGTGTGCCATATGGAAAATTTCCAGAAGTAAGTCCATCATTTAATGTTGTTGCACCAATTCCTGAACCAACTAATATTGATTTATTAACAATAATTGCATTAACTCTATTTTGTCTTTTTACTTTTGCTTTAGGTTTAGACTTTGTTAAAGTGGTGACAAGAGTTGCTCCAGTATCATCGCTACTTAAGTTTTTAATTTGAAGAACAGTAGAACCTGAAGAGAGAAAAAACTTATCTGAAGTAAGAACTTCAGTTACACCATTTGATCTGACTAGAGAATATCTTTCCTCATCAAATGGTAAGAAAACTTCATTTGTTCCTGCAATTGCTGCTGACGATAGTTGATTTCCTGATATGTTAACATTGTATGATTTCCTAATTGTTAATAATGCGCCTGTTAAATCTACGTTTGAAATATTATCTTTTGGCATCGCAGTATATAATGTATTATCAATAGAGTCATTTAAAGGAGTTGACAATACTTGAAGATCTGTTACAGTCAAAAATTGTGGGGTAATTGGACTGAAAGATACTGGAAGTTTTCCCTGAGCAACTCCAGCAACTGTTGTCACCCCACTAACAACAATTGAAGTTGAAGCAACACTAACAACTCTTGCAAAAACTGGTTCGCTTAAAGAGGGATTATCTGTAGTTATTCCAGTAAATTTAACTAAACTATTTGGTTTTACAAGAGTTCCTGGAAATAATGGATTTGTGCTAACAATTGTGCTATTTCCTGTCGCTGCGGCATATGCACTAATAGTTGCAACTCCAACATTAAATGATGTTATTTGGACAGTATCTGCAGAAAAAGTCTTATCAAACCCAACATTTCCTAAATCTGGTCCACCATAAACTGATTTTACATTTGAAATTCCAAAAGAAGTTGTGGCAATAGATATTCTTGTATTTTCTATTCCATTAAAAATGAATGGTTCATTTGCAACAAATTCGCCAGACTTTTCATAAACTGTCAGCGCGGTTCCTGCAGAAACTGAACTTCTTAAAAATCCAGTTGCACCACTATATTTTCCTTTTATATGTGTAGGAACATTTAAAGTGATTGGTTCATTTATAGTAATATGTGAAAATAATTGTATATCATAAAGAGAAATATCCCATTCATTTATATTCGGATTTGAAGATGAATAAGAACCAGATTCTAAGGCAAAATCATAAACTCTTGCCAAACCAACTTCCTTTCCTGGAGAAGTAAGACTATTAACTCCAACTCTAGTATCTCTTAAACTTACAATATAAGTATTACCAACTCCCACCACAGGGCTTCCAAACACACGATTTAATTTGAGTGTTGTTCCTGTTGTATAATTAATTCCTTGATTTTCTAAAGTCTTTGTTGTCCTGGGTTTTGGTGCATCAATAAATGTTGTGCTAATAGTTTCAATTTCATATCCCTTAACAAAAGCTTTACCGGGAGAAATTTGATATACTAATAACTCTTCATTTGCCAACTCTCCGGAATAAGTAAATTGTCCTTGTTCGAAAATTCCATTGTTTCCTAAACCATTATTTAAAGAGTCTTTAACTGTAATATCAAATGGTGTAATGGTGTAGTCTCCAGATTCTGCAAAGGTTCTACGAGCAAGTTCATCTGCAATTAAATTATATTGCGTATTTTTAACTTGAGAACGCAATATTCCATTATTAACAGTAGCTAATTCAACAAAATTTGAATCATTAAAATCGTCGATTGGTTTAAAGAATAATGAACAAGTAATTTTTAAACGATCTGCTCCCGGAGCAGCATAGTTATTAAATCCTTTAGAATTATCGGTTAAAGTTTCATCTTCATCGGCATTAATTATTTCTTCTTGAACTCTAAGACCTATTCTTCCGGTTGGAGCGTTATCATATTGATCAAGAAGAATTGTTTCGTCCTGAACGTTAACAAAAGTTCCCCTTACAAAATATACACCATTAGAAATTGAAAATGAAGAAGATGTTGAATTTGCGTTTACTGGAATTGCAGAAGCAAAGGATTCTCCAGATGGAATAAAAGTATTGTTTAATGGTCCTGTGATAATATCAGTGTCTGATGCTAATAATTCACCATCTAAAAACTTTTTAACTTCTGGATCTTGAACACCAGAAGAAATATAAGATACATAAATTGTTAAATTTCCTCTATCAGAGTTTGTTGATTTTAAGACTTTATCTATAATTGCAGTTACACCAGAAGTCAATCCAATAATTTTTCTTTTTAATAACTGTTCAATATAAAACTCAACAGGAACTCCAAGATGAGTTGCATTTAATTCTACTGCATAATAACTTCTACTGTAAGCAGTATTTCCTGGAATTACTTTTGCACCTTCTTTGAAAAAGTGCTGCCCAAATCTATCAATCTGATTTTGTAAAATTGATTGTAGTCCAGTTAATTCTCTTGCCTGAATTGGATAACCTGGCTTAAATAAAATTTTATAGTAGTTATCAGTTTGATCAAAATCATCAAAGTATGGGGAAACATTGAGATTAGTTTGCTGAGCCATAGTTAGTTAGAACTGCAATATAACTTTAATATCTTCCTTTTGATTTGAAGATCTTGTGATAGATGGTCTATTGTCAACATAAATAATATTTCCAGAATATTTTTTAACTTCTGGATTTGCCAAACCATTAGCAAAGGTTTGACCAAGGTAATATGTTCTATTATTTATTGTGGTAGAGATACCACTAAATGAAGTGCTTATGGACAGATTGCTACTGCCTCCAACGATTGTTAAATTTCCACCTGAAGATGGTGCTGATGTAAATCTAGTAAGGTTATATCCATATGTTGGCGTAGTCTGTGCAGTTCCAACTGTGTTAAATCCTGCAAGAGTTCTTTCTTGCCAATACTTCAAAACTCCAGTAACTTGTTCGTAACTAATAACTTTACCTACCGCTGTAACTCCTGTTCCCACAGTTTGGGTTATGAGGGCATCTGGCACAAATGTTACTGAACTGTATCCAGTGCCTGCCAAACGAAGAGCATATGCAGCACTTGCTTTATCTTGAGACAAAAGTTGTGATGAATTATATGCCAAAGGATTTTCAATAATTCCTATTCTAGCGACTTCATTGCCAGTGATAAAATCTGGATTTTCTAAATCATTTTCAATTCTTGCATAAAGAAGAACATTAGATGCTCCAAGTTCTCTATAAATGTCATGTCCATGTCCCCCCTGAGGTGGGATAATTACATCTAAAATTGGAGGTGATGCTGGAGAAGGAACTCCTCCTGCAATTAAATCTACATTAGCAAATGTATATCCAGAACCTTGATTGGATACAGTCATGCTTTCGATCTGTTGGTCATTATTTACAGTTACTGTGCATTCTGCATTACTTCCATCTCCTCTGATTGGAACTTTTGTATAAGTTCTGTTTGCAGTGCCAACTCCGACTCCCCTGTTTTTAATTATAATTATTTTAATTCCACCATCAATAGCATTATCTCTGACAGCAGCATTTTCTGCACTAGTTTCCCAATTACTTGGAACTGGTAAGAATTCAGTTGAATCAAATTTTATTAATTCTGATGGTTTAATTGTATAAAGATATTTCCAAATATAACCATCACCACTAGTACCAGCAATTCTTGGTTCTAGATCTGTAAATGTGGGTTCATCCAATGATGGTTTTCCATCTGGAGTTTCTGGTGTAGTACCATTTTGTAAGCAAATATAAACTCTATAATCACTATTAACTACAACATAATTTGAAGAATACAAAGATGTTCCACTTGAGTTTTTGGGAACGTTTGCAATATTATAATCGTGGCGATAATAATCGTATGTTATTCCTGATGTCCAATTATTCTTTCTTATAACTTGCTTAACATCGCTTGAAGTTATTTTTTTTAAAGCTATTGTTGTGTCCCAATAATCATTTTCTGAATTAAAATTATCTATTGGACTTGGTGGGGTTGTGTTCCAATCAGATTGAATATTGTTTGGATTTGGTAAACCAATAAATGCATAATAAGAATTTGTTGAAGAACTTACTCCTGCAACAAAATTTTTTGCATTTAATATTCTAATTTGATCTGTTATGATAGCAGGCATTTTATGTTTTTTATTTATTTATGGGAGGTAATTCTGGAATTTTAATGTTTTGTTTCTCTTGACAACGGGACCTGTTTGAATACCAACAACACCTTTTGTAGTAATAGCATCATATGATTGGAGTTTATTTCTCTCTGACAGTAGGAGTCTTCCCCAACTGTATTCTCCATAAAAATCACTATATCCAAGTCCTGGTATTGTTAATCCATTAAAACTGGATACGCTAACAGTAACTCTAGTTACAACTGTCACGCCAAGACCAATCGCACCTGTTGTTGCAGCTCCTACACTAACAACTCTATAGATGTTGTCTAAGAATGAGGTCCCAACTCCAACAATAGAATTATTTTCTCCTAAAGAAGTAACACCATTTCCAACATTAGAGTTATATACAATGAAATAATAACCGGTATCAATCCCACTTCTAGTTGTATATGAGGTAACATCCGAATTTCTTAAAGATGAATATTGTGGAATGACCAAATCAAATGTGATTCCAGTTACAGCAGTTCCAACTGATGTTGTTCCAATTCCGGTAATAATTCCAAAATCTCCCTCATACGAAACAATAGTATTATCTTCTTTGGTAAAGGTTGGTGGACTAATTAATACTACAGGAGGATTTGTGCCAGTGTATCCAATTCCAGGTGATGTTATCGTTACACTTGAAACCGTTCCACCAACAGAAATATTTGTTGTTGCAAGTGCTCTAGCAGTTGTTCCAAGACCAATTGGATTTTGAATATTAACTTCTGGGTTTGTTGAATATCCAACTCCACCTCCAGAAATCTTAACAGATGTTATTGTACCTGCAATAGAAACTATAGCAGTTGCTGCTGCAGAAACTTTATCAGTGTTATTAACAATAACAATTTCTTTTTGAAATCCTACATTAAGTATATTTTCATTTGTTGGATTAAAGAAAGGTCTAACATTATCAACAAAAACTATAGTAGATCCTATACCAACACTTTGAATTAAATATGCTGATGGAGCAATAAGAGGTTCATACAATTCTCTTGATTTATTTATTACTCGACCATCAATAATTCTATCTTCAGTTTGTCTGCACCACTCAACAGGTCTATAAAGAGTGCTATCTTCAGAGAGACCTGGACCATAATAAACTGTTGTATCAGCTGAATTAGAAGAAACAACTTCTGTTACTGTTCTTGCAGTTTGTTGTAAAAATGATTTTTGATTAAGAGAATTAGCATATTCAATTGTTAAATCATCCCCCTCTTTTACAGTGTTAATTATTTCTACATCAACAACATCAGTACCACCAGTTCCTTTATAAAAAATAAACTTAACTGTATCGCTAGATTTTGGAGCTTCGTCAAATGTTATACTACTTCCACCAGTAAATGTATAAGATTTTCCTGGAACTTGAAGAATATCATTAATAAAGATTAAAAGTGTGTCTTGAATAGTAATATTTGATCCTGCTCTTGCTTGAATTGAGAATCTATTGCCATTACTACTAATTGGAAAAGTTTTTCTATTTCCATTAAAAAGACTAGAAAAATCATCTAATACTTGAAGTTGTCCGATAGACCAAGCAGAGAATGAATCTTTATCAACTCCTAATATTGTGGTTTTAAACTCTTTAAAGTTTGCACTTGAAGTCGTTGGAATTCCAGTCAATCCTCCAATAGGAACTGTTAAAATGTGTCCAACACCGTATCCATAACCCGTATTTGTAATTTCAAAGTCAATAACGCTAGATCCTTGTCCAACAACAATATTAATTTTTCCTTGAGCTCCTCCGCCACCAGAAGATTCTGAACTATAAACTAATGGAATATTTACATATGAAAGTGGTGGATCAATTACAACATATGGTGGGTTAGTTGAAGTATATCCAACACCTGGATTCGTAACAGCAATACTAACAATATGTCCATTACTAACAACAGCGGTTCCAATAAATTCAATGTTTGGAGTTTCTCTAGAAGAAAGTGCAACACCAACACGAACAGTTTGAACACCAACTCTATATCCAGAACCACTATTTCCAATACTTACTAGTGATATTGTACCTGCAGCAGAAACAACTGCAGTACCACCTGCGCCTATAAGTGGTTGATATCCAAATCCTTCGGTTGACCCAACAGAAACAATTACTCCTCCAACAGGAATATTTGCATTATTTGGATCATAAGCAACGGAACTTGCTGTTCCTGTAAATGAAATTGTTGTAATTCCAGATGCTTCATTTAAAGTATAATCATATGCTAATTCTGGTCCTTGGAATATACCATTAATTAAAACAATTGCATTATTAGTTGCTACTCCGATTACATTTGAGTTATTAGATGTAAGTCTGAAGTTTTTTTCTTGTCCAGTAAACTTTTGAGAAATATCATCAAAAAGATAATTTGTAGCATAAGATTCATTTGTTCCGTCTTGAACTCCTGAGCGTGTAAAGACTCTTCCATTAAAACTTGATGACGTAGAAATTCCAATCCAATCTCTATATTGTGGAGGGTCTGTTATAGTACCAATCGGATTATTTCCATATGGTGCTTCAATAAAATTAATTATATTATCAACAATATTATAGTTTCCATCAATTTTTGTTACCTTTGCTCCAGTAGAGTGTCCGGCAAGAGCAGTTCCAAGCCAAGATCTGGCAACTTTAATTGCATTTGTGCTTCCAATTCCAACACCAAGAATTTTCATAATCTCAGTATCTATTTGAACATAATCAGCGCCAAAGAAGGATGTTATTCCAACAAAATATGCAATATCTTCTGTAACAAGAAGTTCTCTATCTAAGGATGTTGTAATTGAAGTTCCAACAATTGGAGATTGTATAGCATTATCAATTGATATTAAAACTTTTTGATTTTGATTTTTTGAAGTTAGACTATGAGATGTTCCAATACCAACAGAGATAATATCTAAAGGCACCGGAATTCTCTTAAGAGCATTTTCTGCAGTTGCTGCAAATTTTATCTTGCTTTCACTAATTTTAATTACATATACAGATGATGGAAGTTTATCTGTACTTCCAAATCCAGTGATTGTTGTTGTTGCTATACCTACACAATTAGTGGTAATTCCAGTTTGAGGTGCGTATGAAACTTCTTCACCACTTACAAAGAAGTGATTTGGGAGAATCAGTGAATCATCAGCAATGCTAATAATAGTGTTGTCAGATCCATCAAATACTCTCTTGAAAATTGGATTAGTTTTGTGAGTTAAATTAAAATCTTTTTTAATAGTGGCTTCAGTTCCAGTATAAACAACAAATCCACTATCAATAGAGGCATTATTAAAATCTTTATATGCTTGTCCAGATACATTTTCAGTAATCCTAAGGGCATGTGTTAGAGTTTTAACATGAAAATTGTTTGTAGTGCTTGGTGTAAATGTTAATTCAGTAGTATCTCCAGTTCTCCTTCCACCAAAAGTTCCTAATCCAGAAGAAGTTTCAATATTACCATATTCCGTTAAGTAAATTTCATTGTTGTCGTCTAAGATTATAATCTCACAAAGTTGATGTTTATTGTTTGTGGTATCAGATACTTGAACCAAACAATATGCAGCATCATAATCATTAAAATAACTTGCAACACCAACAGTAGTTGCAGATCCAATAGTTGTTGATTTTGCAGTAAGTTCTCCATATGACATTGCAAATGTGCCAAGTCCTGTATATGCCTCAGACGAAATTGCAACTACAACGGTATTAAGTTTAGCAGTTACAATTCCAACTGCAGGTGTATAATCAATTTTAATATTGGAACCAGAAAAATATGGATGATACGTTCCAAGACCAGAAGAAGAAAATGCATCTGAAGAATGTACACTTAACTGTCCATATTCTAACATTTCAATTTTTGTTCCATCATGTATAAGATTTAATTCTTCGTATTCACATCTACCATCATTGGCTTCAATATTAACCAAAATTTTCGCAGATCTTGTTCCAGAAGAAGTTGTTCCAACTCCTGCTAAAGTCACCATTGTTTGTGCAATTGCTCCATTAGCAAGAATGCTAGAAGTTGCAATACTAACTAGTGCGCCAGGGAATCCAGATGCACCAGATACCCCTATCGTGGTGCTTCCAATTGAAGCAAGGTTTGTTGTACCCATATCAAGCGTATCAATGTTGTATGCAAGTGGAACAACATTATAATTGTTTAGAGTATATTTAACAGGATAAAACAGAAGAACTCCCTCAGCACCATCAATGACATAATCAAAAGAACCAAGATCAAGAACAGATTCGACTCTTCCATACTGATTAATCATTGAAACACCACGGCCGATGTCATTTAACACACTTACAATCATTATTTGTCTTTCACGATTGTAAAGTCTATCTCTTACATATACGATGAATTTTTGTGCTCTTCCATCTTCAAGTCTTTTTCTAAAAACTTCTGTAAATGGAGTAGTTCTTGGATTATTATTAAATTCTCCACTAATATCATCAATAGTTAATACTCTATTAGAAATTGACTCTGCATAGTCTGTTAAAATACGTGTTTTAAAAATTATTTCATCGGAAAATGCAAGAGTATTATTTGTCAAATAAGTTTCAGAAACCAAATCAAAATTAGGAACACAATTTAAATCATAAGAACTGATTAAATCAACTATAGTTGTTGTTGTTCCTGTAGGGCGGAGTGTCAATGAATTTGCTGATAATAAAGGAAGTTGAGATTCTACTTGAAGATTACCAAATTTTTTAAATCCAGATGTATGGTTTAAAGAACTTACCGCATCATTCCACTCTTCATACGGAACTTTTGATTTAATTGAATATGAAAAATTTTGATAATAGTCATTATCATGAATTCTTTGAAGTTCATTATTTAAAAATCCTGTTGAATATTCCCAACCATTTTCAACTATAGAATAATAATCCAAATCATAATTAGATGTAAAAGATACAACCTCGCTTATTAAACCTGCAGCACCAGTTTGTGGTGAATTGATTATTTTTCCAGTTACGAATGTATCAATAGTTTCAACAACAAGGTAATTATTGTCCCGATCCCAATCAAAAACAATTCCTGATGATTTTCCATCAGTAACTTCATCAGATTTAAAAAACTCATTGACTTTTAAAATAGGATTAAATTGTGGAAAATATTTTTCAGGAACTAATGTTGCAGATGAAGTTTGTGTGTCAAAATTACCTGGATACTACCAGCATTTACATAATCACTCATGCTATATGTTACAATTCCAACTCCTCCACCAAGATTTGGATGAATTTTAGTTATGGTGAATAATGAATAATTGTAAGAAGATGAATTATATCCCCTTCCAGTTGATCCAACACCAACGCTTGCCCCTTCAACTAAAATTTTGTCATTAACAGACAATGGGAAAGAATCACTATATTGTGTTTTCATTACTGCAGTTACTTCTTTAGTTGAAGTATTGTAACTTAAAGTAGAAACTCTAATTCCATTTGGATTTTCTACTGGTAGAATTGTTGGTAAAGTGTTTGATAGTTTAAAACTATTTTTAATTATTTCTACCTTATCTTTACCCAAAACATACTGCAAATCCACATCATCAATTAGATTCTTTGTTTTACCATCAAGAACCACAAGTCTTGGTGATATAGTATATCCAATTCCAAATGATGAAATTCCAATGTAATCAAATCCCGTCAAAGGTTCAATTTTCAAGACTTGGGGGATGCTAGCACCTGGTTTAAGAGTTAAATCTGATGAATAATCAAATCCAATATTTTCTATTTTAGTGGTTTTAATTTTTCCAATTGTTTCACTTGATGCTTCTAATATTGCACCAGTACCATAAGTAGAAGTAACTGTTGTAATTCCGGGTACTTTTGAATAACCTTTTCCTTTATCGCTAATTTTTATAGATGCAATAGATCCAAAAGAATTGAAAGAGTTTGTTGTATAACTTAATTGAGATTGTGTTGAATCATAAGAACTAGATTCCGGATATTTGTTTAAATTATATGAAAAAGTATTTTGAGTGTAATTTGAAACAGTGAATTTTCCACTATAATTACTATTTTTAATTATAATTTGATTATTTAAATCAACACTATCATCAACAACAATTTCTTTATTGCCCAGTAAATTGTCTGATGTCCTAATGGGAACAAGTTTATAATAAAGAATGTTTGGAGTGTTTTCATTAACTTTAAAGTTAACCTTTGCATCGGGAGTGACTCCTATTATTCCAGTTTGAGAAATATCAAATGTAGATTCTATGCCACTAGTTTCATATCTTTGAGTAAAAAGGTAGTCTCTATAAAATTCAAGAATAAATCCAGGATACTTAGTACTACTTTGGGTGTAAGATAAAGAAGAATCGTTAAGATTAAAGGAAATTGTAGAATTTCTATAAAAAGTTAATGGGGGGTTTACTGGAGAAATTGTTCCAGAAGATTGGGTAGATATATCAACAAAATTGGGAATAGATTTTTTAACTTCAAATTTATTATTGGTTAATTTAATATTATCTGTATCTACAACATAAACAAAATATTCTTTATCATTTTGCAATCCACCGGCAGGAGAAGATGAATTGTGAATTATTTTTTGTCCAGTAATTAAACCATGACTATTCAAATAAATTGAATTTGAAGTTGTTCCAACGCCAGCAGCGGTAAAACTTAAATCCGTCGATAATAGTTTTCTATTTGGAAGATTGTATTTAAAAGTTACTGAAGTGGAAATAGATGGGTTGACACTGATTTCTATATTATCCCCTAACAATAAACCATGAGTTGCAGCTGTTGCAACTGTCACAACATTTTTTTCTATATTGGATTTGATAACGTTGGGATAAGATATTTTAAAACTATGATGTGTTCCTGTCCCCAATCCAACAAAATGTAAAAGTCCTTGGTGAGATGTTGTGGATCCAATTCCTACAAAAGTTCCGGTAGTGCCAAGACCAACGCGAACAGTAGAAAGTCCAATGAGATCATTACTTAATTTTGCAACATATAAAGTAGTATTGTTTATAAGATTGTGAGTTGTTCCTCCACCAACCGTTGCTACGCCGATAGTGCTTCCACCATTAATTTGATAAGTTATTTCATCTCCAGTAGTTAATTTATGATTTTCTAAGTAAATTGATCTTGTTGGTATGAAAATTTGAGTAATGCCTGCCCCAGGATTTGCAAAGAATAGTGTTATGCCTATTCCAACTCCTACATTGGTTCCCAAACCAACAGATTCTTTAGGATCGAAATAATATTCTTTGTTTATCTTGTCATCAAAAGTTGTTTTATATCCAACATTAATTGTAAACTTTCTTGGCAACTCCTTTATAGATGTAGTTGCTGTGTGAGCTGCAGATACGGACCCCTCAACTTGCCTTAAAACTCTAATTCTTGAGGAAAGTCGATCAATATTTAAAACTTGGATTTTTTCCGTTCCAATTCCTAAAATATCATTTTCTCTGATGTTTAAAGAACTAAGATTGCTAGAAATAGAAAAATAAGTTACTATGCCTGTTACACCAGTCGTAGAAACTCCCGTAGACAAATTTAATATATTTGTTGTAACCCCAACAGAATATATGCCTTCAATTAAAGATGATGTAGTCGAAACACCAGAAACAATCACAGTATCATTAACTTTAAGATTATGTGGTGCTGTATAAACACCTACAAAATTACCATTTCCATTTAATGGATAAAATTCAACATTTAAAAGTTTTGTGTTTGCAACACTAATTGTCCCGACACCAACTCCTGATAAACGAGAGACCTTTGCAGAAGCAGAAAATCCTTTAGTTGCATTATTACTAAAAACAACTTTGTCATTTACTTGATACTTTCTTCCTCCGGTAAGTATTCCAATTGAATCTACAGACCCATTTTCAACAAATTTTATGATAGAATTTTGATTTACATATTTGTAAGATTGATTTACGTATTCATATCCACTGTATTTTTTATCGAGAGAATATGGATATACATTTCTGATCCAATCACTATTGTTTAAATCATAATCATTTTGATTTGAACTTTTTTTAGTATTAAATTCACTTGGTTTAGAATTAAATGAATTGCCAATCAAATATGGAAAACTTGGTTTTTTATAATTTTTAAATAATCCATCTGAGGAGGGAACAGGGTCAAAAGTTGCAAAATATGCATAAGTTCCATGTGGAAACTCTGGAGTAACACAAAATCTTCCATTATTTTCATCAAGAACAGTTTCATCTGAAGAATCTATCCAAGTAAAGTCTTCAACAAAAAATTCTGGTGGAAATACACTAGTGGGTGGTCTATTTGATTTTAAATCAGATATATATCCAGATTTAAGTTGAGAAACTATTCCACCAGACTTCGTAGTATATCCATAAGGTCCATATATTGGATAACCATCATAAGACCACCCAATAATTGGGGAATGATCTGAGTTAGTAATTTCCTGTCCATTAAGTAATGTTAGATCCTTTTTGCCATATAAGGTGTTTCCATCAGCATCAGTTGCGTAGAGAACTCTTCTAAGAGCTCTTGGTGCATATACATAGGAAGATTGTAATCCAAAATCAATATTTGTTGGTTTTGAAATAAAGGTATCATCTTCGGTTAGATTATTGTAATTTTTTCCAAATTGATTTACTCTCCAAGTTTGAAGACTAGTTTTAAATTCTGCTCCAACACCAGCAGGCTTTACTGTGATAAAAGTTGTTGAAACTCCATATCCAACACCTCCATTGTTTATTTTAACAGAAGTAATAACTCCATTAGTAATTTCCGGTGTTAATACTGCTCCTATTCCAGTACCAGAAATTGATAATTGAGGGGAAGCGTTATAACTATTTCCACCACTGTTAATTGCAATACTAACAATTTTTCCTTGAGAAATTATTGGGGTTAACTGTGCATTACTACCAGAATATAGATTAATAGACGGATATCTTTCAAAGTTAAGTACTTCCGATGCACCATAACCAACACCATTATTTGATAAATGTATAGAAGTAATTTCACCTCTAACTATTGGTTGTACAATTGCTTTAAAAGTTTCCTCGGAAATTGAGGATAATCCCACTTTTCCAATAACTTGTACAGAAATATCTGGATAATTGAAAGTATGAGTTCCAAGTCCAACTGAAGTTAAGTTTTCATATTGTCCCGTTTTAAAATAAAAATCTTTTACAGTTGTTCCAACTCCTACTGCTGATAATTTAAAAGAATTTTGATTTATAGATGTAACATAATATTCTAATAATGTAGAAAGTCCAACAATAGATGTGCCATCAACAGAATACTTAATTATTTCTCCTGTCTTATAATCGTGATTTTGAATACTAACGACTCCTAATGCAGTATTAATTCCAGATACACCACAAGTTCGTTTTTTATTTTCATATCCAACTCCACTATCAGTTATTATAATTGAATTTAAAATTGCTTTTCCATTTAAAGAACTTAGGGCATGAACACCACTACCATAGTCTGTAAAAGTTACTGTATTAATTCCAAGAACAGCATCATTCAATGTTTTATGAAGTTTTATATTATAATCATTTTTTACTGACACATGGTAGATTGCTCCAGTATCAAGACCAACCAATGCACTTCTACCAAAAGTTTTATAAACTACTCTTTCAGTATTTCTAAATTTATGATAGGTAGAGAATCCAATAGATGAATTAGTAGATCCAATTCCAATAGCTGTGCCAATACCAGAAGCATTGAAAGAAACTTCATGGGGAATAGTAATTAATTTTGCATCTGCTTTCGCACCTTGACCGTTACCGCCACTAATTTTGATTAGTGGGACTTCTATATAATCAAAACCAGTATTAAGAACTTTAATATCAACAAAAGACCCTTTTACAGAACAATATCCAGTTGCTCCAATTCCAATTGAATCTGAAATACTTAAAATCGGAGGAGAAATTATATCGTAGTTTGCTCCACCGGAAACAACATCAATAGAATTAATTTTTCCATAATAAACAATGTCTTTGGATTTATAGTTTAAAATTTCTACGCCGTTAACCAAAATTCCATTATAACCAACTGTCGTTTCATATGTTTTTCCATCATTAACGGGAGAAGATATTTCTCTCAATAATTTTTGAGGTTCTATTAATTTATTCCTATATTCATATTTTTCAATAGTATTATTTTTAATTGTTAATGTATTACTAGTGTTTCTGCCACCATCAGTTTCCACCTTTACAAAAATCTGATTATAAATGTTTGATATACTTTTTGCCAATTTTATACTTTTATTATCAATTCTTTTGACAAAATATAAACCTTCATTAAAAAGAAAACTAATTAAATATTCTTGTAATATAGGTACGCCACCAACATCTGTAGTAAGAACAGATCCCTTTTCTGGGGTATAGTAAATAGAATCTCCTGTAAAAAAATTATGGTCTATAACATTTGCAAAAGTTAAAATCTCTTGATCTTTATTAAAAGTTCCACCAAAAGTTATTTTTTGTGTTTTGGGTCCAAACTTTATTCCAGTTGGAGATAATGGTTCTCCAAAAGACGGTAAAGAAGTTGACGCAACTAAAATTTTATCTTCTTTTAAATAAACATTTTGTACATTAGATGTAATTTTATTAAGATTTTGGTGTAGATTAGAATCTATTTTGGTAATATTTCTTGTTACTCTAGCAATAGACAATGTATCAGTGATTCCAGTTCCTCTTATTAAACATGTTTGACTATTAAAAACATCATAAATAAGAAATTTATTCGATAAAACATCATTATTTTTATTAGTTAAAGAAATTCCATCACCTATTCTAAAAATATTAACATCTTTTGTTGTTAGTCTATAAGTATTGTTTGTAGAGTCTACTAAACTTAGGGAAGAAACATCATAACTTTGGGCAGTATTAAATAACCATCCGTTTTCTTTTATACCATTGGCAATTTTTCCTAATGTTTTAAGTTTAATTAAAGAACCAGATTGTTGATATTTTGTATTACTGGGTATTTTAAATTGATTTAGTACTGATCTTATTTTTATTCTAATTCCATCCGTTGTTCCAGCACCAGCAGCATATGCATAAGTATCTTGGTCAATATCAGTTTTGTCTAAAATTGTTGTTACAATTGCGTTAGTTGATATTCCCAAAAATTGAGTAATTGTTTTGTCGGAATAAGTTAAAATGCCTGTTGTTCCGTTATTATAGGAAAAAGATAAAGTTCCAATTTTGGGAAATCCAACAGTAGAATCAACATCAATAAAAGTCTGTCCAGCACCAACATTACCTATAATTTTTGTTTTAGGATGAATAGATAAAGTTCCATATAAAAGTTCAGCAGAACCATCATTTTGAGTATAAGACCCATCAATACTTACTTTATAGTAAGAATTTGTCAAGATGCCGACAGATATTCTCTCTACATTTGATACTGGTGCATATGCCTTTGAAATATTTTCAAATGAATCTTGAAAAAGAGTTTTATTTAACAATTCAAATGGATCACCAGAAACAGATTGTACAATTAAATCTCTTGTTTTTTTATAACTAGCATTTGATGGTGAAATTACATAATCTCTTGGTTTTATGACACTTACTTCTTCACCATAAAGAGATTTAAAAAGAATCTTAAACGACTCATCTGTTCCTCTAGTCGAATAAAAATCTTTTGATTGACGAATAAATTGTGGTTGATTTAAATTATTAGTAAGATTTTTACCCTGTAGTCCAGGTAAAAATTGTTTTTTAACTTTTTTTAGAAATTCTTCTAAAAACAGAACATTAAGATTTTCTACTATAGAGTTATTTGAATGATCTTTTGCTGTAGAAGTAGAAAAAATCAAATCTTCCGAATTGCTTGGATCTGTAAAGGAAGTAATTCCACTAAATCCTCTTACACAATTAACAAAAGAAAAAATTGTTTTACTAGTATATGTTATTATTTCTTCATCAATTTTAATTAACCCGTAATTTGCAGGAAATCCTTCTGTATTTTCAACAAGAATTGTTCCACTAAAAGAGTCAATATCGCTTACAAGAGTTGTAGATTTTGTAATTTTTCCGCAAGAGTCTAATTTAATATATGAATCAATATTTTGAATTAAATCAACAGGAGCTCCTTGATACTCTTGCCCCGAATAATATTGAGATAAAAATTCACCAATTAATGGAAATTCCTCTTGAACATAAGAGGGTAATTGACTTTTTACAATTTTATTAAACTGAACTCTTTTTTCTGACATTTCTTCTATCTAACAATGCTTTCGTTATGATAACTTGAACTTACTTTATAATTTGAACCTGCGGGGTCTAACCCAGAACTAATTTGATCGATAATCATCTCAATATTACTTCTACTACTATCTAGTTGCAAATACAAATCCTGTAAACCAATTACATCATTAGAATGTGGAACTGTGGATATCTCCATAATCTGTTGTCCATTTTTTAATTTTCCCGAAATAATATTCACAGGATTAAGAGTAATACGACCCTTCACATAATCTATCTTACCAATATTTTTTCTTTTAACAACTGAAGTGTTTGATCCCGGTGATTGAAGACAGAAAAATGAAACAGTCCCAGTTTTTCTATCAAAATTTGGAATATCAAACAAATAAACATCATCAGATATGTCGGCAACTTTAAATGCACTTGATCTTATATTATAACCATTCATTGAAGAAACATGAATTTGATTTCCAAAATCAATTGCATATTCTGCAAATGTATTCAAAGCAATTCGCAAATCTCTTCTCATTTGAATTGTTGTAATATTTGATGTTATAGATGAATGACTTTGATCGATTACCTTCAAAAGTTTACTATATTTTAATCTTGCTCCATATCTATTTAATTCGGATGATTCTGCATACTTATTAATATTTGATTGAACTACAGTCGATACAAATGCAGAATTTGGAGATAAATTGCTATTATAGTAGACTTTGCTGTCTACTTCAACATATAAGTATTTAAGATCTAAAATTTCTGGAACGATTCCAGCTACTGCATACTTTCTTAAGTCTCTTTTAATGTTTTCTTTGATTGAATTGGATACAAAATCACCAATTCTTGGTTTTATACTTATAAAAACCTTTCCATATTGTGGTGGTATTAGATCTTCGCCACCAAAAACTGAAATTGACTCTGCTTCTGGATAAATTTTATTTGGAATTAAAATTTCATAATCATTTGCAGTTAAAGCTCTATTTTGTGTCGAATAAACTTGAGGTGCATACTTCCTAACTGAGTCAATACTTTCAATTTGCCCACCACCACTTGATGGTCCACTCGCACTAATTAAAGAAATTCCACTTGTGACCGTATATTCAATTGCATTTCTGTTATATGTTATTTGCCCGCTAAAAGTAAAGTTAGAAATGCCGTTTGCAGAGTCTCCATCAGTAACAATATAAGAAACTTCTATGATATTACCGTCTTCTAATTTTTTTCCAAATATTCCATCACCAAATACAAGTTCATATTGTTCATCTTCAATCTCATTTGTAAAATAAATCGCTGAATTTTGATTAATTACAAAACTAGTTGTACTATCGAAGAGATTGTCTTGTTTTGTATATTTAACTGATACTGTAGATGAGATACTTGGCTTTACACTGACCTGCAAACTATCTAAATCAATGCCTGCGTTAGGTAAAACAA